GACGAGGCGCGCGACAAGGCATAGGAGGAAGAGGGATGAGTAAGAAGACTGAGGCGGACAGGGCATACGAGACGTACGACAAGGCGTGCAAGGCGTACGTCAAGGCGTGCAAGGCGTACGTCAAGGCGTGCGGCAAGGAGAAGGAGGCGTGCATCAGTGCGAAGGAGGCGGGCAAGGCGTACATCAGGGCGTGGGGGGTGTATAGCGAGGCGCGCGACAAGGCAGAGGAGGAAGAAGGATGAGTTGCCTCGCCTGGAAACTACTAGTGGCAGCGGTCGGTACGGTTGCGGCCGGAGGGCTTGTGTTCCTTGGGATGCTGGTGGTAATCTATGCACTGGCTACAGTGGTTTGGTTTTGAGACGAGAGAGGGGTTCTTATGACACCGGGGCAGAGGTCGGCCATCGCAACGATAATGCTCGCGGAGGCCGCCGGGCGCAGGGTACAGCTGAAGTTACTGATCAGAGCCCTGGAGGAGTTTCTGACCACGTGGGCCGAGCGCGAGCCTGGCCTACTCACGAGTGCTGAGTGGGAGCCTTACGAGAGGATGATGCAGGCAGTATGTGATGCGGGGAGACCATTTGAGGAGGTGGCCTGGTTACAGGGTGGGGACCCATCATCCATAGAAGCGAAGTGCCGTATCTATCTACGCTGGCTGATAAGTAATACTAACGGAGGTGAAAGGTTATGACACCGGAACAATGGTCAGGTCATGTTGCAATGATGTGTGCTCACCTGTATCAATTATGCATTGCCTCAGGCATGGAAGACGCGGAGGCTCACAAACACAGCACACTAGAAATACGTCAGGCACTCTGCGCAACAGGGGCAGTCGCAGAGATCCCTGACTGGCTAGCGCAGACAGCTAGGATGTACGACAAGAGGAGAGAAAAGGAGACACAAGAATGAAAGACGGAGAGGGGTCACCTGTCTCCGTGTGCTGGTATTGCAATGATACCCACAAGGCTCCAGAAAGGGTGTCAGAAGTGTCAGAGGCGTGCCCAAAAATCAGAAAAGTAGCAAGGGGGATTGAATGTTGAAAAAAATCTATAGCACCAACACCGAAGATTGCCCGCGACGAGCCGTTGCCGAGGAGACGGCGACCTGTGACCCGATCTTCCTACTCCAAATCAGGCGGTGGATTTATCTGCCGGATGCCCCGGGCTTTGAATGGCCGGATGGATGGATGCTAGATGACGACGGCGAGCTGTTGGACGAAAACGGGAATGCCGTGACCAACCAAATGTGTGAGGATCATGGTTGCGCCAGGCATTACTGGGAGACCGTGGCCGTGTTTGCCACCCGCGAGCAGGCACGTCGCATGGGGAATAGTCGCGAATATGACTGGGGTGAGGGCGAGGGCTGGCGCACCTACGCTGTGTCGTGTCACGGGCAGCTCGCCGAACTGCTGGTCAGACACTGGAGGCCGGAAGATGGATGACCTGACACAGAAGCGGGCCGAGGCGCGGGAAACGCGTGCTGAGGCGTACAAGGTGTACGCCAAGGCGTGTGAGGCGTGGGGCAAGGCGGACGAGGAGCGGTACACGACGTACGAGGCGTACGCCAAGGCGGACAAGGCGTGCACCAGGGCGTACGAGGCGTATGTCGAGGCGAGAGTAAAGTATGATAAAATAAACAAAACGTACACCAAGGAGCCGGAAGATGGATGATCTGATACAGAAGTGGGCCAAGGCGGCTGCCGCGGTGGCACCGGCGTGGGCCAAGGCAGCGGACAGGCAGCGGGAGCACCGGGAAGAAGATACGCTCGTGACGCAGACGGCCTTCGATAGGGCCTTAGCCGAGGCAGCACTAGCTGAGAGAATCGTGGAAGAAGCAGAGGAGGTCGCGAGACAGGCAACACTGGACGAGCTGTACGCCAAGTTTGAACAGGCCAAGAATGCCTAGCATCCCGAAAAAGCCCCAAGGCCGCGCCGCACAAAACCGCATCCTTAGTCTTGAGCAGGCGAACCGCGAGTCTCGCGAGAAGGGGCTCGCGGCGGCGCTTGACAAGTGGCTCGTGAGGTTCGGGCGCCGGGCCGCCAGAGATGCCCGGCTAGGCAAAGTCCAGAAGGCGGACACGCCAGCGAAGCTCAAGCAGGAGCTTCGCGATCTCCTGCTGAAATTCGGCCTGCAGCAAGTCAACGACGCCGGTGCGCGCTGGTCGAAAACCTTGGGCGGCGTCTGGGTTCTGCCCCTGTCCGCCAAGCTCGACTACACCAAGGAGGTAGAAAACAAAGTCAGGCTCATCGTCAAAGAGACCGAGCAGATGATCCGCGACTCAATTCAGAGAGAGATTAGCCAGGCCTTCAGAGAGACCCCCCGGCCTACGCGTGCCGAGGTTGCGCGCCGCATTGCGACGAAATTTCATGGCCCACCCGACGCCCGGGAAGGGGCGTTCTCGCCGGGTCGTGCCGATCGCATCGCCCAGACCGAACTCGGGGATGCCGACACCGCAGGGGCCGCCGAGGGGTTCGCGGTGTCCGGGGTCGAGAAGGTGGGATGGCTGCCGCGACCGAACGATGGGAAGAGCGGGGAGCGGAAACACTGGAAGATGGCGGACCACAAGGCTCTGACTATCGAGGACATCCAGAGCTCGGACAGCTCGCGATGGTTCCGGCTGCCGAGCGGCGCTAGGGGTCGACGTCCGCTCGATCCTATGCTACCAGTAGGGGAGCGGGTAAATTGCAGATGCGTTCTGATACCGAGGAGATGACTATCAACGACCTAAGGGACCAAGCAGGCACACCGCATGTTCTTTTTGAGGCACTGCACAAAGAGTACAGGTTCACGGTGGATATCTGCGCCGTTAGACACAACGCGAAGCTGCCTACCTACGTGACCCCTGAGCAGGACGCGCTATCCGGGATAGGATCGTGGGTTGGCGAAAGGGTGTGGTGTAACCCGCCTTTCCGAGACATCCCGCCCTGGCTGGATATGGCATGGAGGCCTGAGCTTGTGGCTTACCTGCTGCCTGTGAGGTCTGATCGGCTGTGGTGGCAGGCGTGGAAGGGATACAGCGAGTGTCATTACTTCGTAGGCGAGAAGCCTCACCGGCGGCCTCAGTTCGTGCCCCCTCCCGGGGTCAAATACTCAAGCAACCCAATGAGCCTGTGTCTTTTTCTGTTTGGTGTAGGTGTCAAACCAGGGCTCGAGTGCTATAGATCAGGGTTGACTGGAGAGCGGATATGAGCCTTACGGGTAACGAGCTTGACAGGGCGATGAGAGAAGCGGTACCCGCGGAGCGCAGGAGATGACTATCAACGACCTAAGGAACCAAGCAGGCACACCGCGATAAGCGCGCCGTGGTTCTGGGTGGGATCGAAGACGAGGAAGAGGATTGAAATGACATCCACAGCAACAACCGGCAGCGGGTCGCTAGGCCCAAGAACAGAACGACCCAGCAAGTCAGCCTTGCTCGAGATCGGCGACACAGGCTTACGTCGCTCTGGCGGTCGCGTATACGAGGAGTTCGTCCCGAATCTTAAGGGGCGCCGGGCCGCCAAGACCTACCAGGAGATGCGTTCGAACTGTGCGGTGATCGGGTCCATCTTTTTCAGCGCCGAAGAGTTCATAACCGAGAATGGGTTCACCATCACGCCCCATCCGGACGGTTCGCCCAGCGCCATCGAGCAGGCCGATCACGCCGAAGGGGTCTTCGACGACATGGAACACACCAAGTCGGAGATGCTGGCTGAGGCCCTGTCGGCGTCTGTGTTTGGGTATAGCTTGTTAGAGAAGGTGTACAAGATCAGGGCGGGCCCGGACGCTGAGATCCCCGAATGGCGGAGCAAGTTCAACGACCGCAAGGTGGGGATCCGTAAGCTGCCTATCCGGGCCCAGAATACCATTGAGGAGTGGGAGTGGTCTGAGCACGGCGACGTGTTAGGTTTCCTTCAAAAGGTCCCTATGACCAGTAAGGAGAACCACTTGAAGATGGAGGAGGTCCTACACTTCCGCACAACCTCCGACAAGAGCAACCCCGAGGGTCGCAGCTGGCTCAGGAGCGCCTACCGGTCTTGGTGGTTTTTGAAGAGAATCCAGGAGTACGAGGCCATTGGGGTGAGCAAAGACATGGCCGGTGTACCTGTCGGCTTTGTGCCCGAAGAAATCATGTCCAGCAACGCAGACACTGACCAGAAGGCGACCTATGCCAAGGTCAGGTTAATACTCGAGCGCATGCAGAGGGGTGAGAACGCGCACGTCCTATGGCCCGGCAAAACCAACAGCGATGGGACGCCAACAGGTTGGGACTTGCAACCGTTCCAGAGCGGCGGCCGGCGCCCGATGGATGTCGACGGGATCATCCGTCGGTACGAGTCCCGTATCCTGGTGTCGGTGCTGGCCGAGGCCGTGCTGCTCGGCATGCAGGGCAACGTCGGTTCATGGTCCCTGGCCTCTACGAAGACCCACGGTTTCGCGGTAGCCCTTGGTGGCTTGCAGCGCAAGATGGCTGACGTCTTCAACAGGCAACTGCTGCCCGAGCTCGCTATCCTGAACGGATGGCCCCCGGAGTGGGCGCCTACGGTGACCTTCGCCGATCTCGAAACCAGCGACATGGCGGTCGATGCCCAATCCATAGCAACCCTTGTTGGCGTCGGGGCCCTGACTCCTGACGACTCGATCGAGTCAGGTGTGCGGGAAAGGCTGGGGTTCGACCCCAAGGAGGAGGTATCGAGCGGGCAGCTGCAGGATGCGATGGGGGCTTTTGAGGAGGGGGAGGCGGTATGACCGCGAGCATTGCGGGTGACCGCTTAAGGGGCGCCAAGAAAGGACTAGAAGCGTGGACCAACAGGCTGTACGCTGCGCAGCTCTTGCCCAGCCATAACGTCAGGAAGATACAACAGGCCGAGGCAGCCGTGAGGGCCTGGGCGCAAGAGGTAAAGGATGCCGAGGGCATGACCGCAGATAGACCCGGTCTACCGGATATCGAAGTCCTCAGGGCAGAGGCACGGGATCTGGTTGCAACGGATCCAGACACGCTACCTGACACGTTGGTATTTGCACAATACGACCCCTCAGGGATGCGTGACGTGAAATTGATGTTTGAGCACTGGGCGGATCAAGAGCGAAAGAGGTGCCGCCTAGCAGTTGGTTTCGCACGCAACAAAGATCCGGTTTACCTCAAAGGGGTTGCTGATGGGTAAGGCCAGGCCAAGGGCCTTGGATCTTTTCTGTGGCGCTGGTGGTGCGGCCATGGGTCTTCACCAGGCCGGTTACGAAGTTGTGGGTGTGGACATCAAGCCGCAGCCGAGCTACCCATTCGAGTTTATACAGGCGAATGCGCTGACTGCTGACCTGTCGGGTTTCGATTTCGTCTGGGCGTCTCCACCCTGCCAGAAATTTACGGCGTACAGACGTAAGGGCCACGGAGTTGGTGACGGGTACCTCGACCTGATACCGGACACAAGGAAGCTGCTGTGTGTGGCTAAGGCCTGGGTGATCGAGAATGTCCCCGGCGCCCCGCTGAGGGATCCAATCAGACTGTGTGGGTCGAGCTTTGGCTTGAATATCAGACGGCACCGTATTTTCGAGACCAGTCATGTTCTGACCCCTCCTCCCTGTAACCACGCATGGCAGAAGCCACGCTACCCAGCGGCCACCAACCGGGCGCCAATGAGTCGATGTACGGTTGAGATAGGGGTATGGAGAATACCTCTCAGCACACAGCAGGCCGCGATGGGGATTGACTGGATGGGCATACAGGAGCTGTCGCAGGCGGTGCCCCCTGCCTATTCTGAGTGGATAGCTACATCGGTACTCAGGGCGTCCGAGGAGGGTCAAGCGTGACGCAAGTAGTCACCCCGCGCCGAGCTGCCCGCCTCCTAGGCATCCACAAGGAGACAGTGTACCGGTGGTGCCGTGACGCCGTGGAGGGCAAGAAATCCCGACTCCGTGATGTCAGGCGCTCGGTCACGGGCCGGTACCTTATAGCCGAGCGCGACGTGAAGAGGCTGCTGGGCGAGTAGGTCGGGCAAGTGTGGGAGCCTGGGCGTACGACCAAGAATTGCCCCGTCTCTATCGGTAAGCCGCTCGCCTCGCGGGCGTAATTAGTCCACAACGACGACAACGTAGGATTGCTGTCTTTCCGTCGGCATGGCACATTCGGTGCATATGCCTCGCCTTAAGATCGCAAAAGTCGACGAGGAGAAACGCCTCGTCACGGCCATAGCTTCGGTCGTATCCGACAGCGACGGGACCCCCATCGTTGACCACCAGGGCGACGTCATCAGCATTGATGACCTTGAACTCGCCTTCATCAAATCTTTCGCCACCGGCGGCCGCGCCAAGGGCGGCGAGATGCACACCCACATTGGTGGCGCTCACGTCGTCCAGCAGTTCACGCTGAGCGCCGACGAGCGCGAGAGCCTCGGGTTCGGCAAGGGCCCTGAGATTGGCATCGTCAAAATGTTCGTTGACGATGACGACCTTTGGGCGCGCACGAAGTCCGGCGACCTCCCTGAGATGTCCATTGCAGGTACCGCCAAGAGGACTCCTATCCATGCCTAACCAGCTACACGATATCGAAATCAGCGAGATTTCGTTCGTTGACCAGGGCGCCAGTGGTGACGAAAAGCACCGGGCCAAGACAACTTTTTTCAAGCGAGACAAAACCGTGTCTGAGAAAAACGAGACCGCAGGCATCCTCCGCCGCATCTTCGGCAAGGCCGATGACGTACCCCCGGGCGACGCACCTCCCGCAGGCGCACCGGCGCCGCCCGAAGGTGAGGCGCGAAGTTCGGACCAGATCATCTCGGAGTTTCGAGAAAAGCTACCCGAGGAGATGAGGGATCAGTTCGCCTTGATTCTACAACTGAAGGCCCAAGAAACCCCCCCGACTCCTGCGGACCCCGAGGTGGCGAAATCGCAAAAGGATGACGAGATGCTGAAGTCCCTCGAAGGCAATCCCGAACTGGCCAAGAGATTCGAAGATCTCCGGAAGGCCGAGGCTGATAACGCCGAGCGCATCGCCAAGCTTGAGAAAGCCGAGCGGCTGGCCGGGTTCCGGAAGAAAGCCGGCGAGATGACCTTCATCCCTGCTGACCACGACGCCGTGGCTGAGCTGCTCGAGGAGTCCAGCAGGGTCCTGGGTAAGGATTCCAAAGAGACCCTGGAGAAGCTCCTGCGTGTGTCCGAGGGGATCGTCCAGAAGGCCAAGGACGGGAAGCTGTTTTTCGAAGAGGGCTCGTCGCAGCCCGTCGATGACGACCCTTCCGTTGAGGGCCAGAGGGCGGCCGCCGTCGCCAAGGCCAAAGAGGCAAACCCGAAACTGACCGATGCCCAAGCATACGTCCAGGCCGTCAAGGAAAACCCGGGCCTCGCCCGCGAGCTACGCGCTATCGAGCGCGGGGAAGGGTCGTAAGTCATGACCGCTGCAGCCTTTCAAAAACCGATTTCTGGGGGCGAAGATTCTCTCGCGACCGCCGCCGACCTCAGCGCCAAGCAGTACTTTTGCGTGCAGAGGAACTCGACCCCGGCGATGGCCTTATGCACCACCGCGGGTCAGTATGTCGACGGGATCCTCCAGAACGAACCAGCCTCCGGTCAGATCGCAAACGTCATGACACATGGCGTCAGTAAGGTATCCTGCGGGGGCACGGTTAGCATTGGCAACAGAGTTGCCTGCGACACCGCCGGCGAGCTCGTCGTAGCCACCTCCGGTGACTACTACATCGGTCGCATGCTACAGGACGGAGTCGATGGTGATGTCAAGGCGATGCGCATCGAGCGCGGGGTGGTGGAGGCCAACTACTGGGACTTCTACGTAACCCTCGCCGGCATCACCGACGCTGATGTGGTGACCAACTTCACCCCCGGCTTCGCGGGTGTTATCGAAAAGGTCGAGTTTATCGTCGACGTTCCGGTCACAACCGCCGCCAAGACCACTGCGGTCACGGCCGAGATCAACGCCGTCGCCGTCACTGGCGGAGTTGTTACAGTCACCTCTGCTGCGGCCACACCTCTGGGTGCAATCATCGCAGGTACCGCGGTCACGGCCACAGCGACCTTCGACAACGACGACACCATCAGCCTGGTCGCCGCGAGTACCACGGCTCACGCTGAGGGATCTGGCACCTTCCGCATCACCTACCGCAACGAGGCCCTCTAAGGGTACCGGAAGGATAGAACACAATGCCCGATCCAACCAGAAGTGACCTACATCCAGTTTCTGAACTGGTGACGAACTTTACGCTTGCGGCCTTGCAGAAGAAAGAGGACTTCACCCTCAACGCAGGCCCCTTCGAGGTTGTGAACAAGCGTCAGGGTAGGTATCACACCTACACCACCGGCGATTGGAACCGCGCCGAGATGCAGCCGCGCGGGCCTTCGTCCGAGTCGGCGGGTAGCGGTTGGAAGATCTCCAGCGATACGTACGACATCGAGCGCTTCGCGGTCCACAAGGACAACGAGTGGCAGGACGAAGACGACGCGCCAGACGCGATCGACCTGCGCCAGGACGCGACCGACTGGCTGGCGAACCAAGCCAGTATCAAGGGCGACATCCTATTCCAGTCCCTGTTCACCGACGCCGTCTGGACCACCGACTACGATGGCGTGGCCGGCTCCCCCAGCGCGAACGAGATCAAACAGTGGGATGCCTCTGGATCCGACCCGCAGGCCGACGTTGAAGTCTTGAAGGCCGCAGTGCGGGCCCTCATCTCGCTGGTGCCCAACACGCTCATCGTGGGCGAAGACGTCCATACCACCCTGCTGACCCATAGCGTTTTCCGTGATGCGATCAAGTACACGTCCGAGACCAACTCCGGCTCGATGAACGATAAGATCGCCAACTGGTTTGGCGTTCAGAACTACATCGTTGCCCGCGGCCAGTACAACAGTGCGGCGGAAGGTGCGACAGCTGTCATGGCGCCGCTGCTCGACGCAGACGACCTGTTGCTCTGCTTCTTGGACCCAACCCCGGGCCCGAAGAAGATGACCGCCTTCAAGTCGTTCGTGTTCAACGGTCGCTCAGGCGGGTCCGACGGCATCGTGGGCCGGACCATGGACATCGACCTCAAGACCACGACTCGATACGAAATCGAGTACAACATTGACGTCAAGCTGGTTGCGGCGGACGCGGGAGCGTTTGTCAAAACCGCGGTGGGTTGATTATGATCGTCTGCACCGGCAGAGTGAAAAGTGGTGGTCGGTTTCTTGGTTTCGGGGAAGAAGTCCCTGACATCGCGGACTGGTCAGCACACAGCATTCGCGTCCAAAAGCAAAGCGGCAACATCCGCGAGGTCACGCCCGAAGAGGTGCCCGCCATGCGTCAGCAGCAGGCTGATGCGGACGCCCGCTCGGCCAGCAAGCGCTTGCATCGCGAAGTGGAGAGGTGTACAAGGAAAGCCTCGTCTGCGTCCAGGGCGGTGTCTGAGTTGGCTGACCAGCTCGCCTTGGCGCAGACACAGCTCAAGGCCGCAGAGGATAAGCAGCTCGCCGCCGAGCTCGCGCTCGAGGGCGTTCCCGAGTTGCCGCCCGAACGCAAACCCGTACCGCCCCCGAAGAAAATCGACCCTGTGCTTCCTGTGCCCAAAGAGTCTCCTCCGGTGGCCTCGCCGGAGGAGCTCCGGGCGAAAGCACTTGTTGTCCTGGGCGCGTATAGCCGGCCCCAGCTCGTCAAGAAGATGGACGACTGGTACGGCGTGGATATCTCAGGGCCAGGGCCAAAGCTAGCCGTCCGCGAGCGCGCGGTCACGGTGTATTTGACCTGCCAGCCTGCGGTCGAGAAAGCCAAGGCGGCGCACACAGGCAGCACCAAGGGTAGCGCCCGGGCAGAGGCCCTGAAGGCGGCCGGGCTTGGCGCCTGGGCTGCTTACGAAAAGGCCCGAAAAGCTCGCAAGAAGACCTGATATGAGGTTCGCCGGTGACCTACACCTACAGCAAAACGGACCTCTCTACGAATTTGGCGAAGGTGCGTCTGGCGATCGGTGATACCATCGAACATAAAGACTACTCCCTGACCGACGAAGAGATCCAACGCCACCTCGACGACACATCAAGTACCGTGATCGCAGCCGTCCGTTGTCAAGAGGACAGGGTCGCGAAAGGTTCGATCTTTGCGACCCGCAATACACGCGGCGTCAACGCCGACCGCGCGAGCGTGATCGATGCGTTCCGGAGCCACCTGGAGATCCTAAAGAAGCGCGCCAGCACGAGCGGTGGGACCATACAGGTTAGCGCCGGCATGACGTCGCAGGCAACCCTGGACGCCGCCAAGGACGATACCGACTACCCCGACGCTCCGTTTGAGATTGGTAAGGACGATTTCGCGGGAGCTTCTACACCGGACGACGAACTGAAGTCGTGATGGTGGACGTCAAGATCTCATCAGATGTCGAGGAGGTGCTGGGCGCCGTAGCGGACAGCCTCGATCCGACCGTGGCTAAGGCCGTCCTCAAGGCTGCCAACTTTGCTGGTGGGGCTATCGCCGAGGAGGTCACTAATGAGTTCTCTGGCGGCAGGGGTAACCTTGCCCGAAGCTTCTTGCCTGCGAGGTTCGTCTCCACGGACGTGGGCATCGGTGCCGGGGCCCTGTCGGACTTGCCCTACGCAGACGTCCAGGATCGCGGCGGGACCATCACCCCGCGCGAGAAGCAGTTTCTCGCCATCCCGCTGGATAAGACGGCCGGTGAGAGGGTGTTGTGGCCGCGCGATCGAAACGACCTGTTCCCTTGGGTGAATAAGAAAACCGGCAATCTGTTTTTGGCCACGACCGTAGGCAAGAGACTGAAGATCGAGTACCTCCTGAAGGAGTCTGTCACCATCAAGCCTACTCACTACCTCGGCCGCGCCAGTAAGAAGACTGAGCCAGTTGCTACGGCGATTGTCGACGAAGCTATCCAGGGCAGCATCGGCGAGGCGGATAAATAGATGGCCGCAGCAATCCGAGAGAACATCGTGGATGCGCTGAGCACAATGCTAGCATCCATCACTGTAGCCAATGGGTACCGCACTGAGATCTCAACAGTACGTACTTCGGCAGAGCCTTGGTCAGAGGTGGCCTTGGCCGACTTCAACATGGTGGGGATCATCCCTCAGACCGAAGTCACCAACACCGAGCCCGGGATTGTTCGGACCTCTTGGAGTTTCGACATCTATGCCTACATGCTCCTGACCGGCAGCACCGAGGCGCTGCATCTCAAAGCAGTGTCCGATTTTGCGACAGACATCCGGAAGTTACTATACAACACGAACAGCGGTAACCTCGGTGTCAGCGGTGTGCACTTCGTAGCTATTAGCGGCCAGGCGTCCTCCTTGGCGTCTCCTGAGGCTAAGGAGGAGAAGGCCGCAGTGTCAGTGACAAGCGTAATGGTTCGGTTCCAGGAAGCGCAAGCGGCGGCATGATTAAGTACCCGGACAAAGAGTCTTTTAAGGGTATCAAGCTGGCAGACGTCAAGGCTATACCAGGTGTCTCACTTCGCTACACGGGCCACAGGCCGTTCGTCCTTGTTGCCGGTGACGTCCCGGTGATGCGTGGCGATGTCATTGATGATGGGCACGTATACGCTGGCATTCGCGACTCGCTCGTGCTGCGGGCTGACTTTGAGGAGATAGATCATGGCTGACAACAGATCGGGCCAATGGGCTGTAGAGCGCAACAGGCGCGTGTTCGTAGTGGCTGAGACCACATACGGCACAGCGGTCAAACCTACTTCGACGGACATGATCGCAACCAAGACAGGTGGCGGGATCTCTGACCCTGTGCCCAACCGCGTTGAGCGTGACGACAGTCACATAAGTCGGTCGCTCGAGGCGAATATCAGCGGCAGTACCCCGCCTATACCGTGGACCTTTGAGGGGTACTTGATCCCTTCGGGCACTGCAGGCACACCCCCTGACGTGCACCTGCTCCTGCTCGCGGCTATGGGTATCAGCACCTACACCAACACTGGCTCCACATCGGACCAGTATCTCTTGTCTGATGTTGCGAAGGATCTGGGTAGCCTGTCCATATATGAGGGCTACCCCGCCGGCATCGCTGCAGCAGAAGACTACCTGATGATGAAGAGCCTACACGGTGCGTTCGTCGACACCATGACGATCAAGGGCTCTGGCGGCGACCCGCCCGCCATCACATTTGCTGGGCGCGGTGCACGGCACGTTCTGACCGCTCGTGACACTATCAACGGCGCTCCTTCGGGCGCTACGGTGACAGCGTCAAATGTGGAAAACTTCGAGGTTGATAGTCTTGTCGCATTCTACGAGGCCGCCGACGGGACCACCGAAGTGGACTCGAACAGCAGCACGGGGTGGTCGGTCAGCAGCATAAGCGGCAGCGTCTTGACCCTCGAGGGCTCGCCCTCCGGCCACGCCACAACTGACATTATCGCTCCCTGGGGCCCCACGGTGATTCTGGTAGGGGATCCTATCCCTGGCGTGCAGGCCACTGTCGCCGTAGGAGGGGTTAGTGCGGCGCCGCTCGAGTATGAGGTAACACTAGACAATGGCAACCAGGCCCACGATAACGAGGTTGGTCAGCAGGTGACGACAGGCTATCACGAAGGCAAACGCCGCGTCACAGGGTTTATCAAGTTTCGCGCATTGTCTTCAGATATGAAGATCCTGACCGGTCGCCGTCTCTTCGCAAACCGCACGATCGTACTGACACTCGGCACGGCCGGGGGCTCGATTTGCACCATCACGGTGGAGGCTGAGCTTGGGTTCGCCGATATAGAGAGAAGCGAAGAAGAAACTGTTATCGTAAATCTGCCCTTCAAGGGTGTCGCTACGGGGTCGACGCTGAAGAACGAACTCGTCATCTTATTCACCTAAATTAGCCATGGAGACCTGAGACTATTATGGCATTCACAATCAAGCTTTACGCCGAAGACACCACAACCTACGTTCCCGATTTTCGGGGCAACCGAGAGCTGGCCGAGGCCTGGAACGAGGAGGGCGAGAAGCCATTCTTTTCCGTCGAGCTCTTACCCTTGAGCGGGCGCGACCTAAACAAGGCCAACGGGCAAGCGTTCCGCAAGGTCCGCGGCGGGCATGATCTCATGCGGGGCGCCGAGCGCCTCGTGCAGCGCATCATGTCAGAATACGTGCCCCGGGTCATGGATCTCTCCCTGGAGACGGGTCCGGGTGCATGGGTCAAACCAACCGACGGTGCGGCTCTGTACACCGCCATTACGCGGGGGGTCCCTGGGTACGGCGACATCATCGACGACATCTACGAGGCCCTCAAGGACAACTCGCGGGCGGACGAAGGTGACCTAAAAAAGTTGCGCCCGCGGTCCGTTTCCAGCACGCCGGACCCGTCGCTAAGGGACGTGGCTGGCGATGTTCGCGATGCGAGAGGGGGAGTGAAGACGCCGGGCAGGGTCCCGGAGATGACGGCGACGACATCGGGAACG